TACTGGTAGAGCAGGTCTCGTGCCGCAATCGTATCTCGTTGTGGAGCAACGGGTTACGAGATAGTGCAAATGTTGGCAACGGGCGGATCGGGAGCGCTTCGGGGATCGGGCACCACAACTTGTTGTGACAATCCGCCACACCAGCAGATACCTGAAAATGATTCTCATTCGCAAGTGTCCTGGGTCGGGCGCAAGCAAGCGCTTACTTGCACGGCCCCGTCCGAGCGCAAGACCTCGCACCAGTGCAGCTTCTTGCAGCTATGCCAAGACTTGCAGCCCCCCGTAGGGGGGAAACTCGATCCTTAATTATATAACATAAGTCCCCAACCATTTGTGCCATGGAAAATGGACATGTATCTCGTTTAAAGAACACACCTCGGATTTAGCCGCTAAAGACAAGTTCGACTCTTAGATAATTGCACACTTCGTCCGTTCGCGCATGGAAACGTTAGTCGGGCGCGTCCATGCGTCTCACGCGGAAACTGGGACTTGCGTATGGATGGACCTTTTATTATACTGGTGTATATCCTGTACCCATAGCTCCACAGACCTGGAGACTGGTTATGTTATCTTTCGCAAGAGTCGGGGACGTAACTGTTGCGTCTGGCGCCACAGACAGTTCTGCCATGATCTCGAACCAAACGATCTCTGACGCTGAAGACATAGCCATCAAGTCTCCTTCCGGACTCGTCGCCACAGCCACCGTTCAGATCTCGTTGGACTTCGACGTAGACTACCAGCTCAAAGGTCAGACGCTCGCGCAGGCAACAGCTGCTGCGACATGGGCAGCTCCTCCGACTGCCGTTCCTCTCGGAGCTGCGGGCGTCGTCGTGAACTTCAAAGCGTCGCTCATTCTCTCGGCTGCGTGGCGCATCCATTTCTCGGCAGCTGACGGCGCAGATCGCACGTTCATCATACACAAGCGCATCTACGGCGCGATCGACTGATGACCAAGCTCATCGGCACAGCGAAGCCGAGAAAGGCGGTGCTCGCACCTTTTCACGTTGTCTCGAAAGCTCATAACGGCGTTCATGTCGGATATGACATTTACGTCAATAATCAGAAGTTCTTGATCTCGGCAGATTCACGTTTCCCTCTCAAGCGTTTCGAGGCATACGCGATCTGTCGTCTGCTCAACTCTCAAACGCGTTCTCGTAAGTGGACGCAGAAGTTCGGGGGGTGCTCCGTTGTCTGATCCCACTCGTGGTTCATCATACAACCGTCATCGTGCCAACGCTGATCGTCGCCTTGGGAAGCCTCCAGTCACACCGGAGGATTCTCTCATGGTAGAGGCGTATGGCCCTCGTGGCGCAGCGATGCGTAAGACGGCAGCGAAGATGGGAGAGACCTTCGTCTCTACTCCTGACTCCACCGTTGGTCAGAAGGTGAAGGCTCGCGTCAAGAAGCTGTTCGGAAGCTGAAGATGCCTCGACCAGAGTTCACTGTTCACATGCTCAACGAGACAGGGAAAGAGAAGGCGCGACTCATTGCTGCTAGTTTCTCTAATCTCCTCGTAGAGCTTGAGGACACTTGCGGTGGTGGCGGGCGCGAGATGGCCATCGCTCGCACGAAGCTGGAGGAAGCCTGCTTTTTCGCCAAGAAGGCGATGGCGAATCAGCTGGTGAATCAGGAGAGATGACATGTCATACAAGAAACACAAAGGCGGACAGTCTCACCCGGGATTCAAGGCTGTCGCCTCAGAGATCGCCGAGCGTCAGGGAGTTTCCAAGGAGCGCGCAAGTGCAATCTTGGCCTCCAAGACTCGGGGCGCTTCAGCTGCTGCAAAGCGTGCGAATCCCCATCTCAAGAGAGTGAAGGGTTGAGATGCCAGTTAAGTCCAAAGCTCAATTCCGTGCGATGCAGGCAGCTGCGCATGGAAAGGGTAAGGCGGGGATTCCAAGGAGTGTGGGGAAGGAATATCTCTCGCACACGACTGCGTACAACAAGCTGCCTGAGAAGGTGAAGTCGAAGAAGAGGAAGAAGTAACATGGCAAAGAGAAAACCATCTGTCTACAAGGGGTCTCGTATCCCTCCTCCGAAGCAAGGACAGATGGGAAAGAAGATCCGTGAGTACAACAAGCAACTGAGACGCCTAGGCAACAGGAAGGGCTAATGGCTGCTCCGAACTTGATCGAGACGCAGATCAATCCGGATCTCCCAGACGACATGAAGGAGAACCGGACCAATCGGCGGGCGCGCATAACTCGTCCACGGTGGAATCCGAAGGAATGGCATCCCATCTACGAGGAAGTGGTTCTCCTCGATTGTATGGGGTACAAGCGCTCGGAGATTGCCCTTCGTATGGGCTTCACCGAGATGCACGTTACCAACATCCTCAAGACGGAACAGGCTGGCATCGTTCGTAAGCTCGTCATCGCTCGTATCAACGGTAAGGCGATGCGGACGATCGAACAGCGACTGGAGACGGTCACCGAGAAGGCAATGCAGCGCGTCGAAGATATAATGAACGACGATAAGCTGGCAGAGAAGAATCCTCTCGGTATCTTCGATCGGGCAATCACACTTCTCAAGGGAACAAGAAAGATTCAACCTGAGGACACTGGTACACATATCAACAGGGCACTCATCGTCTCTGAGCACCAGTTTGATCGCCTGATAAAGGGTACAGCGCTCGCAGATGAGGCAAAGCGTCTGAATTCTGCGCAGCCTGTCGAGGCGGAAATCAGTGACGCTTCAGCTCCGTAACTTCGAATTTGAAGGAGTTTACTCGGATGAAGAATGGAAGTCGCTCACATCCGAAGAACACCTTTCTGAACAGAAGGCAAAGGTCGAGAAGAAGTTTCGTGAGCTGGACACTGAGACATACAACCATTGGCGACAGCGTGCTAAGAATGATCTGTTCTGGCTCAATACAGCGGTCCTTGGCTACGACCGGCTTTCGCCCAGACTACATGGTCATCTCTGCAGCTGGATGGAAAGAAATTCGACATGGCGCTTTCGCGAGATTCTTTTGCCTCGCGGTCATTTCAAGTCAACTATATGCACGATTGGCGACTCGATTCAGGTCGTGTTGCCAGACGTTCTCTCGAACCAGCCACATCCTCGCAACCTAGGCACAGATTGTAGGCTCTTGATTTGCCATGAGACTGACGGACAGGCATCAAACTTCCTGTTCGCGATCACAGGGCATTTCATGACGAATACGTTGTTAATGGGCTTGTTTCCAGAATGTGTGCCATCGCCGCGTCGTCACCGTATTAATCGTCACGAACTGGAGCTTCCACGCAGTCAGACGTGGCCAGAGCCGACGATAGATACGATGGGTGTTGGTGGAAAGTCGCAGGGGCGTCACTACAACTACATCAAGTTTGATGACCTGATCGGAGATAAGGCTCGCGACTCCGATACGATCATGATGGCAGCAAAAGAATGGTTTGATAACATTCAAGCCTTCTTTTCAGACTTTGGTGTAGATTGTTTCGACCTGATCGGTACTCGCTGGGCGTTCGATGATCTATACTCGCACATTCACGAGCGCTATGGCGATGAGCTGCTTCGCTATATTCGGGGGGTCGAGGAGCTCACGGGTCGTCTTCTCGCTGATGGTACACCTGAGAAAGCGCCTATCTTTCCTGAAGGAGGCTTTACTTCGACGAATCTAGCGATTCTTCGGAAGAACAGAAAGGTTTTCAGCGCACAGTACGCTAACGATCCCGAAGAAGGAGCAACAGAGTTTGACAAGAGTTGGAAGAGATTCTACCATTGGGTAAGTTACAATCAACTGGTAGTCTTTTCCGGCAAGTCGCAGACCAGAATTAACGTCCGTGATCTTGACATTTGCATCCTGTACGACCCTGCAATGTCTGGTTATGGAGGTTTGGTAGTCACAGGATCGGACAGTTTCAACAGGATCTTCGTCTTGAACTGTCTGGAAAGAGAGTGGAAGCCACCTGAAGCATGCGATAACACGTTCAAGTTGGTCGCTCGGTGGCAACCGCGCTTGATGGCGATCGAGGAAGTGTTGTTCTCTGGACTGTTTAAGGTCTGGTTCGAGAGGGAGATGTTGTGGAGAGGGCAGTATTTCAATATCGTCCCTGTTGGTCCGATCGTTGGAGGTAAGTCACTCTCGAAGCCAGCGCGTGTAAGGTCGTTGCAAAACTACTGGAGCGCCGGTTTGATTCATTTTGCGGCGAACCCAGAGAAGGTTCAGTCGCCTGTAGGTGACGACACAGCCGAGATGATCAAAGAGTTTGACACTTTCGGGGCGAATCGGAAGATTCACATGCTCGATGCTCTCGCTTACGGCCCTGAAGTGTGGATGCCGGGACTCTCGAGAGGTAAGTTCGCGTTGATGCAGAAGAAAGAGGAGGAGTTTTTCTATAACCAAGATGTTGAGACCGGCTACTCGGCCATAGACCTCGTCTGAGGCACCGTGAAAAGCGAACTTTTGCTCATAACCATCGTGGGAGTCACCACCTCCCTGCTCACTCGGGAGTTTTTTCCACGAAAAGTTGTGGACAGAGTGCAAATCCCGGTGATTGTGCCGAAGTATGATACAGTCAAGACACTCCCAGACTGGTTTGAGGACTCACTCAAGGTCTGGAAAAGGCGAAAGCATACAACTGACACCGTTCCGATCCTTGTCGAACGGACGATTGTTGACACTCAGTGGTTCCCAGTCAACACTCCTCCCGAGGATCGGCCTAATATCTGGCCTGTACTACAATATCACGGCTCTGATCACTTTGGTGATACTGCCTTGGTTAGTAGTTATAGCGCTCGTACGGGTCAGCTTGCGATTTCTAAGGTTTTTATTCCCGGTGTTCTCGTCGCTTTGGATGCTGACACTGTTGGTACCCCAAAGCTGACGTACAACCCGTTTCCAGTATGTCCTGGGCCGTCTTTTCTTTATCGGCTAAAGCTCATCGGAACTGGTACGGGGGTTGGATACGTGCTCGGGAGAATCTTCTAAGTGCCCGATTACCCAAGGCAGTTGAATCTGGACGTTGATACACGGCAGCGTCTCGTTTCTTATCTCGAAACAGAGCTGCTGAACCATTACATGGAGCGTAATCCGTGGATGGACAGGCTGCTCTCCTGGCAGAAAGACTACTGGGCAGAGCCAACCACGAAGAGAGCGACGTTCCCGTTTACAGGGGCGTCAACAATAGTGATCCCGCTAACTGCTGTCGCAGTGGAAGCTGTCCATGCGCGGACTATGACGACCTTGTTTGCGCTAAACCAGATGGTCTCAGCGACAGCACGCTCCGCTACCTGGGAGGATTACGCGCGCCCTGTGGAGCGCTTCTTGGATCACGAGCTACTGCACGAGATGAAGATAAGGAGAAAGCTCGACTCCGCAGTGCTTGAGGTTGAAAAGTTCGGCACCGGGATCGGGAAGGTGGGCTATGAGAGAATCATCAAGACAGCGCTTCGGACTGTTGGTGGTGTGGAACAGGAGTTCCCTGTCACGATCCGAGATGGAGCTGTCATCGACAGCGTTGCAATCGGACGCTTCCTCATGCCTCTTTCCGCCACAGATCCCCAGACGGCCCCTTGGTGTGGTGAGGAGCACGCTAGGTCGCCTTACGATGTTCTTTGCATGGAGGAGAACGGCTTCTTCTACCCAGGAACTTTTGAAGTCATCAAGAAATGGGTCGCCACTTCTTCGCAGACAGCTACTGGTGTCGAGAGGAAGTTCCTCCAGGGCCAAGAGGGTCTTGAAAGTCGTAAGTCAGTTTGGCCGAATCTCATAGATTGGGTCGAACTTTGGTTATCGTTCAACGTGGATGGTGGAAAGTACCCCAAAGAGATCGTCGTCCACTACCATCGTCCCTCTCAAACAATCATGTCAGCGCGATATAACTGGCATGATGATCTTCACCGTCCATATCGTGTCGGTGTCTATTTCCCAGTAGAACATCGCTGGATGGGCATCGGTATCTGCAAGCAGAACGAGCAGTTCCAGAAGGAAATCACGACGCAGCATCGTCAGCGTCTCGACAACGCTACGCTGGCGAACATGCGGATGATCAAGATTTCCAAGTTGTCAGGCTACAAGGCCGGCGAACCCATCTTCCCTGGTAAGATGTGGTTCCTCGATGACATGAGCCATGTTGACACGCTGCAGCTCGGTGAAGTTTACAACTCGGCGTACAACAACGAGCAAGCTACGCTCATGTACAGCCAGCAGCGTACCGGCGTCAATGATGTGGTTCTTGGCCAGCCCCAAGTTGGTACTCCTGGGACAGCTACTGGCGATCTTGCTCGTATCCAAGAAGGCGCGAAGAAGTTCGACTACGCTTATCAGAACATTAAGGAGTTTGTACAAGAACTGATCGTGGATACTGCTTGCATCGTTCAGCAGTATGGTCCCCGTCGGGTCGAGTACTTTGATGTTGCTGAGGGCGGACGTTTGGTGAAGCAGTTCTTCGAGATGCCAGCTGAGTACATTCGCGGTGGACTCTTGATCGAGCTTGCCGCTGCAGGACAGCAGCAGAACAAGGTGTTGGATCGCCAGAACTGGATCACAGTTGCAACACTCCTGCAGCAATACTATCAGGGTTCGTTGCAACTCGCACAGTTCGCCAACGATTCGAACCTGTTGATGTACATCGTACAGAAGGGACTACTCGCGGGAACCGAGGCTATGCGTCAGGTTCTCGAATCTTTCGACATTCGGAACGTGGATCGAATTGTCCTAAGCGAGCTGCTTAAGCAGCCTATCGGCGGAGGCCCAGGTGCCATCAACGGCGGCGGAATCGGTGCTGGCGCAACTCAGCCAGGAGGAAACGGCGGACCTGCTGGAGCTGGTCAAGCACCGGGAGTGGAGCAGCTTGCTGCGCTTGTTCAGGCTCTTGGAGGTGGCGGTCCAAACGGAGTTCGAGGGCTTCAACCGGGGCCGAGAGGCTTTTGAGAGGCGTGGTAAACTTCACGGTATTCGTTTAGGCTTGCAGGTCATTAGTCACCTCTTAGAGAGGAGCGGGCATCATGGCAGCACCAGTGCAGCCGGAACGATCAGGCCAACCTGGACAGAGCAGCCGGGTAATCAAGCCAGCGGAGGGA